TATGATGAATATTTGAAGATGGCAGAAATTGCTAAGAGCAGATATTCTATAAAAAATGAAATGGAAGCAAAGGAGATAATTGAAGACTTAAAAAAATAATACACGAATCGGATCATCGCTTTACATGGTATTTGTGTAAAGAGATTTTTAAGACTACTCCCGATGATCCTAGAATAGTAGACATGGATCCGATTCAAAAAATATGGATGTATGAAAACTGGTTAGCAGATCAGAATGAAAATGCTGAACTAGCTAAAAATCACGCATACTTATTAGCATCATTCTGGAATCCAGAGGCTGTCAAGCAATTAATAGGTGAAGGTAATGTACATGCCTCTACTGATGAAGAGTTCGAAGAATCTACTAGAATGGTCAAAGAAATCAATGAACAACTAGAGCAACAAAAGAATGCCAAGCAGGTAAAGAGAAAGAGGCGTCGTCCTGTGAAACAAGGATAATAAATGGTTAATGATAATCCAGCTGATCTAAATGCAACATCAGATGCTGCCAATAAAACTGCGCAAGCTCTTGATGCTTTGGCTTCTGCATCCAAAAATTCTGGCGATAAGTTGAATAATTTAGGAAACTTCGCCCTTGGCGCTAAAGATGCTTTAGGTTCTTTCAATGACACTTTGGCTAACTATGGGATTTCTCTTAACAAATCCATGGCTCTCACTGAAAAGCAAACTACTCAATTTGGTTTGCTTAGTGCTGCCGTTTTAGGAACTAGAGAATCTTTCAATAATCTTCATAACATAGATACCAATAATCTAAGTACCCTCACAAATCAAATAGAATATTTAACAACTACTTTTACTGATGCCAAAAGTGGAATTGGTCAGTTAGTAAATTTTGCTCAACAATCTTTTGGTAGAATGGTTCCAGAAGCAGTAATTAGGCAAGGTATTTCTGCTGTTAAGAACTTTGTTCTTAACATGGCACAAAGTGCTGACAATGCATTGAGAGTACAAAATGCGTATATTCAATTATCCGCCAAAACTGGTAACTTATCAGAAGTATTTGCGGCAGCTGGACCTAATTTAGAAAATCTGAATGCTCTATTAGAAAAACAAACGGCATTAGTTGCTAACGCGGTTAAAACTACGGGTTTAGCTCCTGAAGTAGTTCAGAATTATTATGCTCAACTTGGAACCATTCCGAAAGCCCTGGAAGCAAACGTAAAAAGTAGCGGAAGTGCCTCTGAATCTATTAGCATGTTGACTGCTACAATTAAATTAGCTACTGGAACTGGTCGTTCTTACGCTGATGTAATTGATGATTTGAAAGTGGCTTTCAAAGATTACAATTTGACTGGTGAAGATGCTTTGAAGTTTACCGCTCGCATCAGCGAAGTTAGTAATAAGTTTGGAACCAATTTAGATGTTGTGAGAGACTCGTTAAGAGGAACCGCTAACGTTTTCAAGATGTTTGGTAATGAAGCAGAAGCATCAGCTAGAATCTTGAATAACTATGTAGGAGCATTGAAATCCACCGGATTAAGTGGAGATGCTGCGGTGGATGTGGTAACCAACATGACTCATGCGGTAGCTAATTTGAATATAGCACAAAAGGCATTTTTATCTGCCCAAACTGGTGGACCAGGTGGTCTTATGGGTGGATTTCAAATTGAAAAAATGCTACGTGAAGGAAAAATGGATCAAGTATTTGAGAAGATTAGAACTCAAATGCAGAAACAATTTGGGCAAATTGTTACCTTGGATGAGGCTGCTAGAAGCCCGCAAGCCGCTGCTCAAATGACTAAACAAATGATGGTTCTTAGACAAGGACCTATGGGTCAATTTGCTAGAACTGATCAAGAAGCTATGAGGATTTTGGAAGGATTTAGAGCTAAACAAGAAGGTAGAGTTGCCACAACTGATTTGTCAGGTCGTGTAGTGCAAGAGTCAGTTGATAAAGGTACAGCCATACAAGAGAAATCTTATACCGAATTAAGTAGAATCCGTGGCATCTTAGAGGGTGGTAGAGGTACTGCTGACATAGCCAATTTAGGATTCATGCAACAAAGTATGACAGCCGGTATGGGACAACAAACTCAATTGTCTGAAGCACAAAGAAAATCTAAAGCAAACCTAACTCAATTCATGACCGTCTCTGGTGTTGAAGGTGGCGACATAGCTCAAGATTACGCCAGAGACATTAGAACAAGGGCTCCAATTGCTGACGCCGGTAAGAGAGCTGCCGCTTCTGTCATGGAATTCTATAAATTGTTTGGAGATATTCCTCAAAGCATGCAGGCACCGATTGACGCTTTGAAACAAGCAATTGGGTCTGGTAAGGCAATCAATAAATCTGCCGAATTAAAATTGAGAGAAGATATTGAAAGAGCAAAAGCTGAGGCAGCTAAGAAGCCAAAAGCTGAAAGAGATCGTGCTATGGCAGCCATCAAAAGGCAGGAAGCAGTACTAATAGATTATTCTCCTTCTGGTGTGGTTGGGGCTGCTGCCAATAGAGCTACTGGGGTTATGGGAGCTGGTCGACAAAGAATCAATGTTCCTGGTGCTCCTGGCAATCAAGATGGAAGAGTAGGTATGGCTCCTCCCCCAGGGAAATTGGGCGAATTGACAGTACATATAGATGGATATTGTATCAAGTGTAAGAGAGAAATTGAAGGCGGAGCACAGGCAGCCGCAGTTAACCCTGTAGGTATGAGGACTTAAATATGGCATTAGGTGATGTAATCAATGGTATCAATTCTGTTCAAAATGCATTGAATGGAGCTTCTCCATTAAATGCCGATCAAACTAGTCAGTTCAAATCTGATGGCTTTCTTTTGCCTGCTACTTATTCGGCAGACGGCACAGGCTTACCATCTAGCAAAGTTGCAACTTTTAGAGAGTCTCAACTCAAAAGAAACATTATTACTTGGTTCGTTCCACAATTTGGAATAGTAAGAATGTTCGTTAATCCATCTTCTATCAGTTACTCTCATAGAAAACTAATTAACAAGGATAGAACTAAAGGCGGATATACGCTTCAATATTGGGGAGAAGAATTAGATACAATCAATATTTCTGGTACTACAGGCAGTTCAGGTATTGAAGGTATTAACGTTCTATATGAAATTTACAGAGCAGAACAATATGCTTTTGATTCTACTGGTTTGACCCTGGCTGCAAACAATGCTGCAACCGCTTTATCTAATGTTTTTTCCAATGTGGGAGGCGCTATTGGTGGTGCAGTAGGTGGAGCTATTGGTGGTGCTGTCGGAGGTCTTTTAGGAACAAGTACTCCTAATGGTAACTTAGCTGCTCAAAACATTCCTTCTTTGGCACAACAAGCGTTTACTGTAGAGATGTACTACAATGGTTGGGCTTACAGGGGTTATTTTGAAAATATGACCGTTAATGAGAGGGCGGATAATTTCTTAATGGAATATCAAATGACATTCGTTGCAACTCAAAGAAGAGGATATAGAGTCAATTACTTCCCTTGGGCAAAGAGCGCAACCAATGGTCCAAGTCAATACACCACACCTCCATCATTTTCTGGAAGTGTTAATTCAGGGTTTTAACAATGGGTTTTTTAGGCGATTTAGCTGGAGCAATTAATAGCCAATTTTTTGCTGGCGAAAATAACAATCACACTTTGGATGCCGTAGTTCTTGGACAAAACATGAAGTACGGCACCTTAGGCGATTTTGCATCTAAGTTTGATCAATCAGCACAACGCAGATACATTGAAGAAGGTTATTTAAGAACTGATCCATATAACGCCGACCCCAAACAACTAGAAGTTCTATTCCAAGAACCTAATGCAACTGTGTTTGTGAAGAAAAGAATGTTTTCTTCTGATGCAGAAAACTTCAGACCTGATTTCATGGATCAAGATGAAAAGTTGTATTATCGTGCCATGAAATTTTTATTCCAAAACAAATGTAATGCTATTGCTGCTTTGGAAAGATTATCTAAAATTCAACAAGTTACCTCGGCTGCTGGTAATATCAGCGATCAATTAGTTCCTATTATTGCTACTTTTTCAGATATCATTAACAGCAATTCTGGCGGTA